GATCTGCTTACCCCCAGGAGGTCAGAAACTTCTCGTGTTGTTAGGGACTTAGAAGGGGACTTGATCTTGAGTCGATCTGTGGGAGGTCACAGATTCCTTTTCGTCGTCCATGCTGGGCAACTTGAACTGGACATTGTGGGCAACGATTTGGTAGGTCACCCGCTTATTGCCTTCCTTGTCGTTCCACTCGTCCTGAGAGATACGGCCCTCAATGATCAACTCGTCTCCCTTGCGGCAGTATTCAGCAACGACTTCCGCTTGACGCTTCCATGCGGTAACGTCCATGAAGAGAACTTCGGAGTTCTCCTTGCCACCACGGTTAGCGGCGATCCTGAGGTTGCAGACTGGGACTCCGTTAGGGGTCTCACGAAGTTCGGGGTCTCTTGTCAAGTTCCCCGCAATGATAATGTGGTTGATCTGCATGCAGATCCTTCCTGTATGTGGGCTAATGCCCGTTACGTCCTCACCCAGGGTGGGCTTGGATAGACCATTCTCTCACCCCCAGAATCACTGTCAACAGTTTCCGCAACATTTTTTTTCGTCGAAACTATTGCCGCACGCCTCTGTATACCGTAGACTCTTAAGCATGAGAGGTGGTTACATGGCAACTCCTTCCCCACGACTTCCAGGCGGATCTTCCAGGGGTAAGTACGACGACATGATGGTCCGAATGGGCCTCAAGGATAAAATGTTCACCCTGATTGAGGAGGGTTCGACTTTCCAGGACGCTTGCGAAGAAGTTGGTGTTCCTTTCGAGTTAGCCCTGGCATTGACCAAGACGGACGAGGACTATCGGAAGATGTGGGTGTCTAGCAATCGCTCTGAGCAGGGTGCCCATTCCGAGGGTGCCGTAACTAGGCTGTATCCGGCTAGTGTCCACCGTTCCCCTGCCGAGGTCAAGGAACACTTCATGGGTATGCTTCAGGAGGCTGGTCTCTACGAGAAGTTGGGACAAATGGCAGCGTTGGCTGAACCAGGGACCAAGGAGGGTGACCGGGTTCTCATGTTCTTTGGTCGCTCTATTCTACCTATGATTATCCCGAAGGACGCACCAGAAGCCCCAACTATCGTAGCGTTGAAGGAGAAGTCTGATACCGAACTAAAGGACATGCTTATTGACCTACGTCGAAAGAGGATGTCGGATGGATAGGGAAGAACTCCTGAGAGAGGTCGAGTTAGAGACCGAAATGTCCCGGCGTGTCCGATTGGATCTTCTGTCTACGATAGATCCTAATGCTCGTCAAAGGGTTTTCCTTAACGCCGAATCGAAAGAGACTATGCTTACTGGCGCAAATCAGGCGGGTAAGTCTACTGCTCTATGCATGAAGTTCACTTTCCATGTCACGGGATTATATCCTGAATGGTACACGGGCTATAGGTTCAAGGGTCCGATTCAAGCGGCACTGGGGGGAGAGACTGCTCAGTCTACTAGAGACTTGTTGGTTAACCGTTTGCTGGGCATACCTGAGGAGCGAGGTGGTGGATACCTGCCCGCTGAAACATTCTCACCAGAGGAAGACATAACTCGTCTAAGTGGTGGGGTAGCCAACCAGATTGATTACTTCAAGGTCAAGCACTATGACGCTAGGGGTAAGGAGGACGGATACTCCAAGGTATACGTGTTTGCTTACTCTACGGGTTGGAGAAGGTTGCAGGGTTACTCATTAGATCTAGTGGCTATTGACGAAGAGCCTGACATGATGGTCTACGACGAACTCTCTGCCCGTACCAATGCTACTGGGGGGTTTGTTGATATTGCAATGACTCCGCTACGTGGTGAGACTGAACTGTACATGTTGTTTGAGAAGTCGCCTAAGGACGGTATCAAACGACTTATCAACTACGACATATCCCAAGCGGATCACATGGGTGTGGAGCACCGTGAGACGCTGCTTAAGAAGTACGAGAACAACCCCCTTGCTGACGCACGCCTACATGGCAAGCCTGTCCGCTCGCAGGGTTTGATTTACAACATTCCTCAAGGTCAGATAGTCACGCCTGACTTCAGGGTGTCGGAGAAGTTCCACCAGATCATTGGTATCGACCTTGCTCATACGGTGGGCAAGTACGCTGCTGTGCGTATAGCGAAGGATCTGGCCTCAGGTATATGCTATGTAGTAGAGGACTTCAAGGCGGAGAATATCCAACTCGGTGACTTCGCCTCCAGGTTGCGTGTCATGGGTGGTAATGAGATCCCTGTGGCTTGGCCGCATGACGGCATGAGGCACACGAACAGTGGGACCATAGTGGGGGAACTACGTGGGCACGGCATTAACGTGTTGAACGAAGCGTCGTATGTTGTTGACCCCATGACGGGCAATAAGACACGTGCGGTAATGACCGTCATCGAAGAGACCATGTCAATGCTCCAAACTGGGATGTTAGTGTTCATGGCAAACGGTTGCAAGGATACACTAGAGGAGATGCGAAGGTACAGGCACCATAAGGGCAAGGTTGCTAACAATCAAGAGGACCACTGTATCGACGCACTACATAAGGCCGTGATGATGCTTAGGTTTTGTAAACCTACAGGGGTTACAAGGAGAAGCACTAGAGTTAGAATAAAGGACGAAGATTTCTTTGGGGGTTGGTAATGAGTAGTCTTGCACGTGAACTATTGTCTAGGCTTTCTTCTATGAAGACTAGCCGCTCGAACCACGAGTCGGCGTGGCAGGATATATCTGATTACATGATGCCCTTCAGGGGGGATATCACGACCAAGAAGTCTGGTGGTTCAAAGCGGGTGAAGCCTGTGTTTGACTCTACTGCAATGATTGCAGCGGACCACTTGGTCAACTTCATGAAGGGTGCGTTGTTGCCCCCCAGTCAGGACTGGTTACGCATTGTCCCTCCATTCGATTTCCAGCAGGACGACACCGTCCGCAAACTGTTAGACAAAACTGCCCAGCGTGTTTTAGCAGCATTGTCGCAGAGTAACTTCTACACTGAGGCCACGGGTGCTCTACGGGACTTGATTGTCCTGGGTAACTCAACACTGCTAGTAGAGGAGGACATGGTATCCCCGGAGACGGGCGGTCTCATGTTTGAGTCGGTGCCGATTGGTCGTATGTGGTGGACCCAGGGTAAGGGTGCACGTATCACTATGGTTGTGCGTGAGTACTCAATGCCAGCACTTGACGCTGTAAGGTATTTCGATAACCCTGGTAGTTCAGCCAAGGCTCACGTAAGCCAGGGTCGGCCTATGGAAGAGGTTATGTACTACCAGTTCTGCTATGAGAACGAGAGCAAGATCACAGGGGGTGCGCCTTCTAAGTTGAACAAGAACTACTTGAGCACATGGATATGCAACGACGGTATCCCTCCTACTATTGTAAGGGAGAGCGGGTACGATACTGCGCCATACATTGTCAGTAGGCTTCACCGTGTAGACGGAGAGGAGTATGGAAGAGGCAGGGGTCACCTTGCTCGTGCTGACGCTAGGGGGTTAAGTGAACTTAGGCGACAGATCCTAATAGCAGCAGGTAGGGATTTGAACCCACCTCTCATGGTCGAGGACGACACTATGATCGACATGGATATTGCTAATGGCGGTATCGTTGTGACTAGACCTCCTGTAAAGATAGCACCAAACTTTCTTAAAAGCGGAGCGGATTACGCTGCTGCTGATAAGATTGCACGGGACGACCGTGACCAGATCAGGCAAGCGTTCCTTAGCGACGTGCTGTCTGAGCCTACCAGTCAACCCCGCAGTGCGGAGGAGTCCAGGCAGCGTCAGCAGAGGAGTTTGCAGAGGCTGGCTTCTGCTGCTGATATTGTGAACAATGAGTTCCTTGGCCCGGTAGTCCAGTCTGTCATGGGCATTATGGCTAGGAGGAATGAACTTCCTGAAGGGGTGGAGGCTGCTTCAATGATGGGTGGGACTATATCAGCCACTGTGAAGTTTAGTAGTCCGTTCTTCTCGGCACAGAAGCAGGGGTCGGCACAGAGGGTAATGTCTTTCCTGGAGAGAAGGCTAGCACTCATGCAAGCAACCCAAGACCCTGCATTCATTGAGGACATTCACCCGGACAGGTTGCGTGAGTTTGACATGCAGCAGAGTGACGTGCCAGCGGAGATCTTCAGGACTCAAGACGAGATCAATGACATACGGGAGGCCCGAGCGGCACAAGAGGCTCAGGCACAAGAGGCTCAAATGCAGCAGCAGGAAGCGCAGATGCAACAACAACAAGCACAGGCTGAAGCGCAAGCCCAAGCCCCTCAGGAGGAGGCTCCGGTTGGATAGGATACTAAAGTCATATGTGAGCACGTTTGATACCCCTGCGGGTAAGGACGTGTTGGACCACTTGGAGACTATGTTTGGTGTACGTGATACCATTGAACCCGAGGAGATGCTTAACAAGCACTTGGAAGCAGCGGGCGAGCATACCCGTTGCCCAATAGATTCTCATGCTATGGCGAAGCGACTTGGTTTGAGGTCGGCGTACTGGAAGATAAGGGCAATCCTAGAAAGAGCGGAGAAGGAACTTGGCTGAACTATCGGAACACTTGTCTGAGGGCTTTGAAGGAAAAGAGGCCTTGAGCGGTAAGTTTGACAGCGTTGAGGGGCTTGCTAAGTCCTACCAGGAACTGGAGAAAAGCATGAGTGGCAGGATTGCCATTCCAAGTGCTGAAGCCAGTGGTGAAGAGTTGGCTGCGTTTTACCAGAAGATTGGTAAGCCGGAGTCTGTTGAGGGGTACGGTTCCCCGGAAGGAATGGAAGAATGGGCGAGTACAGCGAGGGAGATTGCGAATGCAGCGAATCTGACGAAGCCTCAGTGGGACGCATTTGTAAAAGCCCAGAGAACTGCAAACGAAGGCCAGGAGGGTCTAGCGAAGAAGTCACTGGAGGAAGGACACACTCACTTACAGGAAACCTACGGTTCAAGGTACGAAGAGTACCTGGAGGTAGCGAAAAGGGGTCGGGACCACCTGAAGAATAATGCTGCACTGAGCGACATGGTAAACTCACTGGACCTGAAAAATCCACAAGCATACGAACTTTTACGAGAGGTTGGAAATCTAATGGCAGACGATTCGTCGCCAAACACTGGTGAGGCTGCTGTTGACCCGGAGAACGAAATGCGTGAGGCAGCGGCACGTATCCGTGAGATCCTCAAGGGCAGCGAGTTCGCAGACAGGCACCACCCTGCAAACGAAAAGGTTACGCAGGAGTACTACACGCTGTTCGCTAAACTATCAGAGGCTGGGTACAGCGGGGCTACCGACCCAAGGCTACAGCCTAAGTATAGTTTCTAGGCAACCACCGCTAACCCCAGGGGGTTAGGTGACAATGTCTGGCACTCGATAACCTACGGGCCGGGTTGACCGCAGGAAAGACTGCTGTGTGGGGCATACGTAGTTGCCAAGGGAGGCCCGTGGGTACGGACAACCTTCCGACAAGAGACTAAACTTTTGTCGAAAGGAGCCATTCAATGGCTTACACAACCTCCGTTTCGGGCGCATGGCCCGGAACTAGCGAAGGCGAGTTTGATAACTATGTAGGTCTTTTCAAAGAGGCTTACAGTGACATGATTCGCTTGAAGGCTCAGATCACTGAGTCTGTACTGAGTGACACTTTGATGCCTGAGCAACTGCAAGGCGACCCCCTGAACCTCGATTCCTACAAGGGTGTGTCCCTTACGCAGCGTACACGTGGCCGTCAGTTCGGTGTCAACTCCTCCAACACCTCCGCCACAGGCGACCAGCCATACTCACAGACTCCAGTCGAGCGCAGAACAGTTGTGCCGCAGTTCTGGGAGTACGCCGAACTGTTTGATCCCCGTGACGAGCGTGCGCTCATGCGTGCGGTTCGCCCCGACGGTCAATACGCACAGAACGTGGTCGCTGCATTCAACCGCAAAAAGGACGACGTGATCCTGGATGCGCTAATCGGTGAAGCAACCGTCAACGGTACTTCCTACACTGGGGAATCTGATGCCTTGAACAGGTCGTTGTTGCACGCTTTTAGACGTGACACAGACCTTGCTTTCGGTGGTGCCGGAGGGCTTGCAGGAACCGCTAACAACACTGCCTCCGCAACATGGTCGGGTGACGGCAGTGGCGTTACTGGAATGATCGGAGCGGCTGGCCTCGGTGGATTACAGAACGTCGAAGTCATGTCACAAGAAGTACTTAGCGGAGCGGGCACCACCGCTCAGAAGAATGGGCTACATGTCAAAAAGTTGATTGTTGCACAGGAGTACTTGCAATCCATCGGCATGGCTGCTGGCACGAAAGTACATTGCGTGTTGCACCCAGAGCAAGTTGGACAACTGCTGTCAGAGTTGCAATACACGAGTGCGGACTACAACGCCTTGCGTCCATTGCAAGCAGGACAGCCCGTTGACTTCATGGGAATGTCTTTCCGTGTTTGCAACCAGATCGTTGAAGAGTCGGTTGTGGATGCGGTTGCTTCTACCTTAGTCACCTCGGCCACTGGCAAGTACGTGTACTGCTACACTGAGGACTGCGGTGTGTTCGGTATGACTGACAATGTGAATGTACGCTTCGATGAGATTCCAGAACGTGGATACTCCTTGCAGTGTTACCATAACTTCGGACTCGGGGGCGCACGTATGGACCCGAAGAAGATCGTCATCATTCCTTGCACTTGATCTGTTAGGGGAGGCCCGTGGCTGGAAAGACCAACTGGTTAAGTGACAAAACGCTGTCGCTTATGCGTGGTACTACAGTCACGGGCCACACCGAGACGTGGGTAAACTTGCTCAAGACTCTACCTACGGGCGATACTGCCGCTGGCATTGCTGTCGCTGAAGAGTGGCATGGTGGTGGCGGGGTTGTTGGTACTGGTGGGACGGGTCGAATACGTGTGTACCCTGCCCAGGCTTCCGGAACGCCTTGGTGGGGAGCCACGCAAACGTTCGGCGACCTACGATACATTGCTAACGCAGCAACTCTGTCGTGGACTACCGGGAACATTCTTAACGGGGCCGCTTGGGTCGATTTGACTGTGCGTGGAATAGCCATTTGGAACTCTGACAGGGATTTGAGTCCACCGGGTACAAACGACATGCTATACTGGGAGCGATTCGACGACAACAGGGTTATAGGTGTGGACGAAGAGTTCATACTGCCCCCAACTAGATTCAAAGTGAGGGAGGCCTAATGGCTGGCACAACCAATACAGGGGAAAGCGCATTCCTGAACTCCGTCTTACGGGGGCTTACAACTGGCACCCCACTAGTCAATGCGGGCACCTGTTTCATTACGCTACACAACGGGACAGGTGAACCTGGCGAAACCGCAGACTTCACCGACCATGTATCTACGACCGCCTCTAACTATGACCCTGTGTCGTGCACTTTCGGACTCACTGGTTCCAGTAACACCCCTGCTACCAGTGACAGTCTAACGAACTTTGGTGTTGTAGAGTTCACAGCCAACGCCACTGGAACCTGGGGCACGGTAAACGCCTATGGTGTCCACCTCAGCGACACCGCTGCAAACTGTTCCGCAGCCAATATGATTATCTCTGGTACATGGACAACGCCTGCTGTAGTTACTACTGGAGACACGGTACAGATTGCCGCTGGGGCGTTAATCATTACATGCGCTTAGGGGCTATAAATGGTAGCCCAGGCAGGTTCGTGGATACGAATGCCCACAGGCTTCGGGGGCACTCCTGGTCAAATCACTGGAGTCAGCGAGAACGCTGGGTATGTACTGTCCAGCACCTCCGAGCAAATAACCTTATGCACAGCAGCCAAGGACGAGGGCGATGTCTTCAAGGATGGAGACAAGCGTAACGGGTCGTGTAGGCTTCAATCACGTATACGTAGCAGTGGTGATGCGTGGCTCAATGTGGGCAAGACCACGACAATTGCTGGCCCATACCTAAAACCAAACACCATATGCACGAACAATACAGTTGTATCTAGTAGTATGGCGGTCACTACTGCCCCTACTAGCGGTATCCCATCTGGTTATATAGCCGCTGGTAGGCAGCATGAGGATGCTAACCGCCTCGACTTCGCTTTAGAATGTGACGAAGGGTGGGTTGAGGTCCACTTTGCTCTAGCCATGGGCACAGGCACCGCCGAAGACACCACCTACGAGTTCCGTGCCAAGTGGTTTAACGACACCGGTATCGTATTCAATGCGGTTATCTCACCGACTCTTAGATCTGCGTCTTCCTCCTTTAGTAGTGACCATTATTTAGTAGATACAGCAACAGCGACAACGATCACGGCATCCGCACAGATATCGGCAGTCCAAGACCTAGACCTAGCGCACGAGCCTACGGCTGTTACGGTTACTTCGGTCGCACAGATATCTGCTGCACAGGAATGGTCTCTAGTTCAAGGCGAACAAACAGTACTGTCAATGACCTCCTCTGGGGGTATTACTGCTACGCAAACATTAGGGCTGGAATCCCCTGACAAAGAAGTGATGGTGACTTCTTCTGGGGGTATTACTGCTACGCAAGAACTCTCGTTAGCAAGCACCGATGGCACCGTTGCCATTACTCCAGTCGCAATCATCACGGCTACGCAAGAACTCTTGTTGTCCAACGGACCTCCTGATGTTGTTGTTACCGTTGCTGCACAAATATCTGCTGCACAGGAATGGTCTCTAGTTCAAGGCGAACAAATAGTATCGTCCACGACATCCTCAGGTGCCTTAACTGCTACTCAGACACTATCTTTAGCCAACGGACCTCCCGATGTAGCAATGACCAGCACGGGAGCATTGACCGTCACTCAAACACTACTGTTAGCCAACGGACCCCCCGCAACAGAAGTTACTTCGGTCGCACAAATATCTGCTGCACAGGTATGGTCTCTACTTCAAGGTGAGCAAATAGTACTGTCCACGACTTCTTCCGGGGTGCTGACGGCCACAGGTGACTTGCTTTTAGCCAGCGCACCTCCTGGCACAGCAATGACCACCTCTGGTGCGCTGCTTGCGACCCAGGTACTCTCGCTAGCCCATACGCCTCCTAAAGTAGTGATGACGAGTACGGGAGCATTGACTGCTACAGGCGACCTGCTGCTAGCCAACGAACCTCCCGCTGTGTCTGTGTCGCTTTCTGCACAGATGTCTTCTGTACAGGTACGGGGCTTATCTGATGACGGGCAAACAGTATTGTCAATGACCTCCTCTGGGGCGTTGACGGTTACAGGCGACCTGCTGCTAGCCAGCGCACCTCCTGAAACAGCAGTGACCACCTCTGGTGCAATGACCGCTACAAGCACACTACTACTGTCCGACACATTCAACCTTGGTCCGGTCGTAGGGGTGACTTCCTCTGGGGCAATATCTACTACAAGTGTGCTACTTTTAGCCAACACGCCTCCCGAAGTAGCAATGACCTCTTCCGGGGGTATCACCGCTGCCCAAGTACACTCGCTAGCGCATGCACCTCCCGATGTTGTTGTCCTAACGTCTACAGGGGTATTAGCAAGCACGAGCGACGCTTTATTAGTGGGCGGGTCCGCTGTAGTAATGACCTCCACGGGACAACTAACTGCAATCCAGGTACTCTCGCTAGAAGATGATACTTCTGATGTAGTGATGACAACTACAGGTGGGCTTACCGCTACGCAGGTGTGGGGGCTAGATAACAGTCCTGCGCCTGTGTCCGTTACCGTCTCCGGTGGTATAACGTCTGCGATAACCCTCAGTTTAGCCTCGTCAACCTCCGAAGTGGTGGTCTCCCCAGGTGCGGCGGATATAACTTCCTCGGTTGTTGGCTATCTTCGGGAGTTAAGGGATGACGGTGCTGTTGTCTCCATTGCTCTGTCAACCGAACGTCCTCCTAAAATAACCTCGGTACAGACCTATAGCCTGACCGCCGCAGACGGTCTCGTGACACTCAAGACCAGCGCAGCCTCGCTTACTTCAGTGCGACATTGGTACCTGATTGACGATGCCGACCCTATACTGGTACAGCCACTAACGGGATTCCCCTATGGACCCTATATATCGGCGGCTACACACATATTATCTGTTACCATTACGGGTATCGGAGACCTCGACAGGTCCGTAGACCGTGGTGGTGTCCTGCATCAACGAAGAAACATGTTTTTGAAGAGGAGTGAGTATATGGCAGTCGAGGATATCTGGAACATTGGACTTACGCAACTAGGTGTTGGGCTAGTTACCGGGCAAACAGACGGTAGTGCTCAGGCCACCCTAATAGACAGGGTTTGGGACGACTTCAGGCAGCAGTTTATTAGCGATCACGCCTGGAATGGTTGCAAGACCACAGCCGTCCTCACTGCGCTGGAGGACTCAGACTTCCAGGACTCTACTAGGTGGCAAAACGTGTTCTCCCTGCCGTCTGACTACATACGGGCCTTAACCCTGAATGGTCATGCCAATCAGCCTAAGTCGTCAGAGGCGGTACAGTGGGAGATCGAGATAGTTTCCACTAAAACCACTGCGGTAAAGACTAGGTGCTTGGTAACCAATCAGGCCACGGCTAAACTTGAGTATGTATTTGACGTTGGGGACGCTTACATTCACCTGCTATCGCCAGCGATGCGGCATGCTGCTGGGTTGGGTCTTGCGGCCTTTGTCGGGGCCAACTTTGGCAAGAGTGCAAGTGAGATCCAGATCATAGAGCAGAAGTATCGAGAGGCGTTACTCAAGGCAAAGGGTATTGACGGTCAAGAGTCGTCTGGGAAGTACTTCGCTCCAACCGAGTTGGTTGACGTAAGGTACAGAGGAGGGTAGTTTGTGGTATCCACAGGTTAGTTTCCGAAACGGTGAGGTATCTCCAAGGCTCGATGGTTTGTCAAATCCAGAGGTCTATGATGCTTCATGCCGTAAGGTTGAGGGTGCCATTGTATCGTCTAGTGGAACCGTAGAAAAGCGTAGCGGGACTAGATTCGTTGACGACACAGCGTTTTCTACAAGCGTCAACTCAGCGATCTACACTTCTGACGCTTGTAAGTTGATCCCAATGGTGCATGGGTCGGACATTTACGTGCTTGTGTTTGAGGTCATGTCGGATTCCACTGGTGATGAGGACTCCTGGGGTGTTATCAGGGCTGTGGTCAACGACACGTTCATAACTTCCGTTAATGAGGCTAGCCCGAGTTCTGTTGGGTGGACTACGGGCTACAACCTGCCATTCAGGTCCATAACGGCTGGAACTGACGAGTGGAACTATTGGCCTCCAGGCACTGTAACAACATCCGCTGGCTCAACCAATGGATATACAGGGTTGTTCGGACAGCACAACTTTACTGCTACCCAACTCCCTGATCTTCAGTACTTCCAGCACGAAGAGGTTTTGGTTGTACTGCACCCAGATGCAGCACCGATCCAGGTATACATTACAACTGACTCTGCTGGCGTAGTCAAACTAAGTACACGTCCATACCTATGCAAGGGCAGGTCTCCTGGGGTGAAGCGTTCTGGCGAACGGTTCTCAATGGTCGTGACGGGTCAAACTGATTCAGCAGGTACATGGTTTGGCGACGAAGTCGCATGGGATGTGGAGACTACAAGGGACTGGTTCGACGAGTCCGATATGTTTGCCATATACCGGGTCGGGCACGCACGGATGAAGAACCCCGCACCCCACCCCCCCACTGGCGCAGGTGACACAAAGCCCCCCAACATAGACTACAACGATTGGGGCGAAGACCTACGTGGCTTGTATGCAATGGTTACACGGATACACAGTTCAAAGAAGGTCGAGATGAAGACCGTCACCACACTCCCGTGGTATGCCGATGCGTTATGGGATTTTGAAGGTCTTACTGACGACCCGCTAGATTGGGATGGTCCGTGGGTGGCCGAACCTACCGCAGATGGCAGCATCTTTTATCAGCATACTGACCAACCAGAACCAGGCGACATGGCAGCCCCAGGGGGTGCTGGCTATGCTCCAGTTGCCACGTCCATGCTTAACAGTGCTTCCTACAAACAAAACCCGACACAGGTATTGCTACGATCCGTCGCACTAAGCGGAACTGCCGCAGACAGGGTAACTAACCTTAACCAACTCGTGGGATGCGTGGTAACAAAGAGAGTAATAGACAATGGGACGGCAACCAAGACAGCGGCACTGGCTATGGTTGCTATGACTGGCACGGAAACTGGTGCAAATCCTCAAGGCACTGTGTCTACCTCTGGGGATGGAGATCCCATTGCTATCGCCTACATAATGGCTGGGACGACCGCTCACCCCGGAACCGTCGATTACGCCACGTGGCAAACAGACACTCCCGCTCAAGATATAGATGGGCAAGTGATATACCGTCTACGGGATAAGCGTACAAAAGCGTTACTGCCAACGATAACCATGGCTGCCAAGTGGAACACTTGGTCAGATACCACAACTGTCGGGGCCACCCCAATAGAGCCTGGGCTGTATAAAAAGATACAGGCGGGCGACGAGGTGTTTCTTTATGTGGGCAACGTGCCTGATACCGACATATTCAAGCACATTCCAGAAAACCATGACGCAGCCTTTGACACCACTACGCATGGGGACGTGGCAGACCCTACAGTAGCGGGTACTGTGGTGGACATTGGTGGAGTTGTCCACATCAACGGTGGATCGTTCGCTCTGAAGGAAAAGAAACTAAACTGCTACGTAGCACACTGTATAGTTGCCCCTATACACCAGTCGATCACCTCGAAGTTTGAACTGGGGTGGTCTACTGCTGTTGGGTTCCCCAGTTGTGGCGTAAGTCACCAGGGGCGGGTACTGCTTTCGGGCTTCACCAAGGAGAAACGTGTTATCGTCGGAAGTGTGGCTGACGACCCCACCAACTTTGTACTTGGAGGGGACGCTTCTGACGGAATGCACTTCATTGTGAATGACCTTCGTGGCAGTCAGGTGCAATGGTTGGCTAGCGGGAAGGATCTGATAATCGGGACAGACTCCGCAGAGTTCTCAATCACTGGTTCCCCCCTATCACCACTCAGTATTGGCGTTGATAGGCAATCGGCGTATGGTTCGGCAGGGGTCAGGCCAGTAATCGTCGGCAACCTACTATTGTACACCCAAAAGGACCGAAAAACAATACGAGCAATGCAGTTCAACTTTGCTAATCAGAGGTATGTCAGTAAAAACATAACCTTGGGCCATGAACACCTATTTAACGCCGGGACTATTACGGACATGATCGTGTGGGAGGGAGAAGAAGACCCTGTTATCATGGTCAGGCTGTCTGATGGGGAGGTTTTGGCATGCCGAGTAAATGAGACTGCCGGGTTCTTTGGGTGGTCAAGAATGAAGTTGCCGCCATGCTCCGCTATATGCCCCTCAAGAACTCAGGCAAAGTTAAAGGACGACTTTTATGTATCGCTTGAGGACACTGGTAAGTACCGTTTGGCTAGATATGAGGATAGCCTCTTCATGGACGAGGTGCTTACCCCCAACACCACCACATATGCCGATCCTAACCTGACAATAACACTGCCAACTGACTCCCACCTGAATGGCACCACGGTGTCTGTTATACTAGATGGCCTATATCGTGGTGAGTTCGCTTGTAGTGCGGGTGGGGTTATCGTGGTGGGGACTGAGTCTGCGATAACTGCCGCAGCGAACGTACTGGTGGGTAAGAAGATCAGCATGGTTATCCAGCCAAGGGTTCCTGAGTCAGCGGGCACCCCAAGGAGTCCCAGCACCCTCGGTAGGAACAAGAACATATCCTCAGTTATAGTCAATCTTAACAACTCACGTGGTGTAAAGGTGAATGGGTACGAAGCCGACATGGAGTTCAAGACCGTTTCCGACATTCCTATACCCACTGCCGTACAAGGGTGGTTTGAGGTGCCTGTTGCTGGATTGTACGGGACACAGCCTATAGTGGAGTTGTCCTCGGATCGACCGTATGGTGCGGAAATCGTTGGGGTTAGCATAGATATGAGTGTGGAGGGATAATGTCAGAAGAATGGGAAGGTGCTATAGACACGGGCATGAGTGCGGCTTCGCTGGGGGCCACGCTATCAATGTCATGGATGGGGCCAGCGGGGATTTTAGCGGGATTCGCTCTGGGCCATAGGGCTAAGAAGAAGCGCAAAGAGAAGGAAGCGGAGGAGCGTAAGCAGAAGGCAAACACCATGCTCTCCGCTGCCTACGAGCGTGGACGTGTCACACGAAAAAAGGCTGCCAATGACCGCTCGAAGTACGCAGGTGCTGGCGTGTCTACCCGTTCAGGTTCTGCTGCCTCAGGTGAGGGTGGGACCGTTAGGGAAGGCATCTATCAAAGTACTGCCATGCTTGCGGGCTTGCCGAAGGGGCACAAGATGAGGAACCCAGCGATGTTCGGGAGGGCTTAATGGTACAGGTCAACCTAACCGGGCCTAACTACCAAGAGGCTGTGGAAACCCAGGACGAGTCCCTTATAAGGGACAAACACCAAGAGTACCAGAGTGCACTCAACTCCATAAGCACCCTGAACACTCTAGTCAAGGGTGGTGGGGAGATTCTGGACAAGTTATCGTCCGACCACTTTAACAAAGCACTGCAAGGTGAGGCGAGTGAGTTCCTTCAAGAGGCTGCTGTATTCGAGCAGGGGCAGAGTGCTTCAGAGTTGGGCGAACTGGACCCTACTGGGGAACCAATGCCACCTAACATGGACGAAGCGAAAAAGAAGTTCGACGAGAAGTTTGAAGACCTAGTCAAGGCGGCACCTTGGGCGTATAGAGGAGCACTGCGAGGCAAGAAGGGAGAACTAAGAGGGAAGTACCTGGATGCGGTAGAGGATATCGCCATAGATGAGCGGGACGTTGCCCTTTCACAAATGAGATCAGACACAGGGACAACAGAGGATACAGCAAGGCTTGTTTCGTGGAAGCGTGGGATCAGGGATATCCGCCTCCGGTATAACGCAGTACAGGAAGCGTCTCTTGAGTACGGTACCGCACTGATTAATGAAGAAGTTGATCCTTACGTTGCACACGGCAGGCTTGATGAGTTCATCGGCAAGGCTAACCTTGTGGCGAACGGAGGCACGGACGACGTTGGAGTTCACGACTTGACCGCTGCCACCGAAAAGGACTTGCGTGCTTATGCTTTTGCTAGGGCTGAAGGGCAGGCATTGTCCCCCAACGGGCCGGGCACACATGCAGTAGGCGTGCTGCTTCGTAAGGCTGATGATGCGGAAAAGAGCATTCGTGCAGTCAATGCTTTCATACCACGCCTAGACCCAACGGACACTAAGGCGATCAGGTTTATCAACGTTGCTAAGTCAGCCGAGCGTATACACAACACCAGTGTCGGGGGACTCGTAACCAGTGGAGACATCTCGACTGTATTGAATAGCCTTACCGATCACGTCGATATGGTTATACGAAGCGGGGATCAAAGATCGCTTGACCTGTTGTTGTCTACCGTGTTCCGTGATTCGACCAATATCAATGTGAACGAATCTTTTGGCTCAACGCTCGTTGATCTACAACTGGGTTATGAACGTGAGGTTGCCCTACTACCGGAGGGTGACACCAGGACAGCAATACAATCCATGCTGAATAGCATTAAGAGCCTAAGGGGCAGGATCATAGTTCCGGCCACTTCCGGCAAGGGGGGCGGGGCAGCGTCCACTCGTACCGTCCCTAGTGAAGATCAAATCGTGCAGGCTGGCGGTATCAAGGAGTACCTCAACGGCAAAGAACTACCCAGCGTAACTGAGTACCCCAACCTGTGGTCGAGCCTCACCGAGAAAACCACCTCCAATCAACGTAGGTTTCTTGGTGCTGTGTATAGTCACCTAACCTCCATGAAAGGTGGGGACACGCAGGAGAACTTCATGGACTTGATGGCAAACATCAACGACGCACTGGGGGCACCGAATTCCATAATGATGTTTGAGAACGGTAACCTGCGTGTGCTGACACCACTTGAGAACGGTGCTTACCGTGACTACTTTAGCACCCTACAGTTTGAACTGATTGAAGGCACAGACGGTAGACCCGACAGCCTTGTGCTACTACGTGGACCAGTGATTAAAGAGGAGAAGCGGGCTGCTGGAACCATTGGTGCTAACCCCGCTGGTGCAGGTACCGATACTAATGGTCAACCAAAGCCTGACATGGCGCAAGTTGGTGCCCCCGTTGAACAGGTGATAGAAAAGGCAGTTGAGGCAATGGGGACTGTCCCGAATCCTGAACGTGCCAGTGCTGTAGACAACATAAATAGAGGCTTGATAGACCTTGCCGTGGAGGCTATGGAAGAGGATCGGCGGGCATCAGAAGGAGTCGAGCCCGTTCCTGTGGGCACGACTGTCCTCGCTACACTCACACTGGGACGCTTACTTGGTAAGGCCGGAGGAGATGGAAGGGCTTTACGACTGTTAGAAACTATGGTTTCGCAGGATCGTGGTGGTCTTGTGAAGTCGGGGTTGAGCATGCTTGAAAAGATGACTAGAAACCCTGATCCCGCAGCAATAAAGGAGTTCCTGACAAACACTCCGCTAGGTAAGAAGGTCGCAGCGAACCTTGGAGAAGCGGCGTTAGAAACCCTGGATTTCCAAGGCGGGGCAGAGAAGGTAAGGAAGGCCATAAAGAAGGAGATGTGGAAGTCCATAAGGGGCGGATTAAAGTGGGGTAGACCCATTACTACTGGTCCGTTTAAGGTTCTTTGGTCTATGGCAAAAGGGACATATGGAAATGTGCTCGACCCAGTAGGACGTGGTGTCGGTAGTAAGATCGCTAAATCGGCTGTTGGAAAATGGGTCGGCTCCGAGTTTATGAAACACCTCAGAAATCCCATGACAATCGTAAAGGGGATGTGGCGGCTGGTTAGTCTGCCGTGGCTCGCTGCGGAGCAAGTCACACTTCAAGCAGCGTACTCAGCGGAGCGGGGGGTTCATTCGTTTGATGAACGTGAGGAAGAACAAAGAGAGATCATTGATAAGCGTGGGGTAGACCCGTCAGGTCGTAGCGACTTAGACGTATTGGCATCTATAATGTATGAGGCTGGTGCAACGGCCCCTGGAACCTTCGGCCTCTCTACAGACAGGCTTATCACCGATAGTGGGCCTTATGCCCCTCAAGGGTTTGATGAATACATGGCTTCTTATGCATACGGGATTGCGAACTTCGTTACTACCGGAGAGTACAACCCACGTGCAGCAGCCCTGGGCAGGGCGGGAGCGACTTCTGCTGTTGTAAAGTCAGGGTCATACACGGAAGTATCGGATCGACTGTTTGAAGAGTTGTACCCAATCAAGACAAATGCTTATCGCACGAGGGCGGAAGGTTTCAACACAGACGTTGAGGAGATGCAGGGGTTAGCCGCCAACTCGGGCA